TACCTAGTGTAAATTCACCGCTAGAATCAACAGTCAAAGCATCAGCCGTCACACTACCCGACACGTCGATGCCTGATGGACTTACAGTTAAGTAAGCATTATCGTTTGAACCTATTTTCCACGTAGCCGAACTAGAAGCAGTACCAATGTTTAAACGTGATGTAAAATTGTCGTCTAGTGTCCACGTATGTGCTTGTGCGCCATCATCTAACTGAATACCTGCAGTTCCGTTAAACTGAACTTGGCCTGTGAAGTTTCCTCCGTCTGCTTCTACTGAACCCGTTACGTCGATGCCTGTGGAGGTGGTGGCTAGTTTGGCTGCCCCATTAAAATACGCAGTTACTGCACCATTTGGTACGGCTTGTAACATAAACTCAGTATTTCCAGAGTCTGTAAGCCTAAAATTTTCTGCGCGTATAATAAGGTCGCCAGTGCCGCTATCTTGAATATAACTATGGCTACCATCATGATAGATCTGTAGGTCAGAGCCAGCACCGAAGACTGCCTTGTCGTTGTCGCCGAAAGTTATATCACCTGTAGTAGCAAGGTTTGCAAAACTAGCTGTGCCAGTTGCAGTAATGTCACCAGTAGTAATACTTGTAGGATTAGTACCTACTTCGATAACAGTACCGCCTGAGTCTTCTGTGTACAGGCGCTTGTTGGTCAAGTCTAATGCGGGTTCGCCCTGAACAAGATCCCCAGATGTTGGTGCGCCAGAACCATTCTTAAGTTTAATCGTGGTCATTAATAAGTTCCCCCGTCAATCGTTGACAGTGTAGTTGCAATAGAAGTTGTCCCTGAGCCTGTAATAGCTCCAGTCAGGGTAATCGTTTGGTTGCCAGTTATGTAGCTTTGAAGGTCACTAATTTGTGACTCAGTAACCGACAGTGCCGCTTGATGCTGTGTTACCGAAGACTGAGTAATGTTAGCGTCCGGTACGTTAGCCCATGTTACTGCCGCTGTAAGGTCGTTAGTTTCAGTAAAGCTTGTTAGATAACCAGCACTAGCGTGATTGCCCCAGCCATGTGCTGTGTCAGCTTTGGTGCCTTGTGCCGCAGTAGCGTAGTCAGCAGAGTCAAACGCTTTGACCTGTGCAAGGTTAGTAACCTCGCTATCCATCAAAGCACCAGCCGCTGTTACATTAGCTGTGTCTGTTACGTCTGCACTAGCTTCAATACCGTTAAGCTTTGCGTGATCAGCATCGGTAAATACATTAGAGTCCGTAGCGGCTTCTACTGCGGCTCTAATCTCAGCATTAGTTTGGTCACCTGTAGCACCTGTTTCTATACCGTCTAACTTACTATGATCTGCGTCAGTAAAGACGTTAGAGTCAGTAGCAGAGTCAACCAGTGTACGAATCTCTGCGGCTGTTTGATCTGCCGTAGCACTAGACTCAATACCGTCTAGCTTAGTACCGTCTGCGGCTACGTCACGTCCGTCTACAGTACCAGTAAGTGCCACATTACCTGTGATGTTAACGTTACCTGTACCTGTGATGTCATTACTGTTTAGGTCAAGGTTGCCCCCTAACTGTGGCGTAGTGTCACCAACAAGGTCAGGGTTAATGCTATTCCAGTTGCTACCGTCGTAAATTCTTGTTGTGTTGTCACTTGTGTTAAAGTACCAGTCACCTACAGTTACAGCATTGCCGTTAAGGTCAACGGTAGGGTTAGAAGTAGCAGTACCAAGGTACAAACCGTCAATAGCTTCTTGAGCAGCTTCAGCAGCCGTCTGAGCAACCTCTGCAGCCGTTTGTGCAGTTTGTGCTGCAGTAGCACTGGTAGCTGCGTTTGTGGCTGAGGTGGACGCTGAGGAGGCGCTAGAGGCAGCATTGGTTGCTGATGTGGATGCTTCAGATGCTTTAGTAGTAGCAGTAGTAGCGGACGTAGCAGCGTTAGTCTCTGCTGTTTCTGCATTAGTCTCTGCAGTTTCAGCTGCTGTCTTAGCTACTTCTGCTGCTGACTGGGCTGTTTCTGCTGCAGTCTTAGCTGTTGTTGCAGAACCTTGGGCAGCAACCGCAGCATTCTCCGCAGTCTCTGCATTAGTCTCTGCAGTCTCTGCATTAGTTTCTGCTGTCTCTGCGTTAGTCTGTGCAGCTTCAGCAGCAGCTTGTGCAACTTCAGCAGCAGCCTGAGCAGTGGCTGCAGACGTAGCCGAAGCAGCAGCTTCGTTTGCTTTTGTAGAGGCTCTAGTCGCTTCTAGAGCTACTTCAGACGCATAAGTATCTGTACTAGCATCACCAGATCCACCTGTGCCACGAAATAAAGCCATTCAAAGCTCCTACAAAAGAAAAAGAAAAGGGGCCATTGCTGACCCCTTGAGTTCGTTACTCTGCGACTGCGAGAACGAAACCAGCTTCAGGACGGTACACCTGAACACCGTACAGGCAGTCAGCCGTGTACAGAGTTGAGAGGTATTCCTGCTTGTACTGGGTTTGCGAACGTACAGCTTGCTGTTCTGCCATGATGATTGCATCAGTGTGAAACAGAAGTGCAGCACGAGTGTCAACAGAAGATGCAGTGTTGTCTGCAGCTGCTTCGATAGTGCGGCAGTTAGCTGAAACGTAAACGTCTACACCATAAAGGTTACCGATGAGGCCAGAGTTTACAGCCTGACCAGATACAAAGTCAGAAGACACGTAACGGTCGATACCCATAATAGTGTTACGAACAGAAGGTGGGATGATAAGCGAACGTCCGTCCATAGGTACGTTATTGTCGTCCATCTTCTGGATCATGTCACGGAAGAAAGCATCAGTGAACACGTCAGCAGCAACGACAGTGTCGTCGGTGTACTGAGTAGTAGTACCGCCGTCGTTGAAGAAACAACCGCTGTGCTGGTAGTCAGTAGCGGCTGGGCTAAATACTACAGCACCACCGTCACCAAAACCAGTACCCGCTGCGTGTAGATCGTTGTCGATCTGAACAGCAAGAGCGTAACCAGCGTCTTCAGTGTAGAACTGACGGAGGCTAGAAAGCGCTTGTACTTCTACGATGTCTTCGATAAGACGTGAGTACTCGAAGTGACGGTCGATGTCAACAGTCAGTTCACCTTCAGTGTTTGCAATAATAGTTACCGCTGTGTCAGCAACCTTAGCATTTGCATCACCACGAACAGGCTTAGGCACATGTAGCTTGTCACCTTTCTTGCCAGTCATAGCAAGCTTCTTGACAAGAGGAGCCATCTTCAGGTTCTTTTGGTAGGCAGCAATGATCTCGTCACTCCAGATTTCTGGAATAAACTTATCTGCCTCTGTCTTCGCAGTAAAGCCCGCTGCGCCGGGATAAGTTGCAGTAGCCATGTCAATCTCCTAGATTATTTGACTCGACCCTCCGCATAAGCTGCCATGATTTCATCGGACAAAGCTTGATAACGGTCAGGGTCTGTTCTCATTAGTTTAATAATGTCGGCCCTGCGATATACCTTCTTACGTGATCCCTCTGCACTGCCTCGTGCGTTGCCTGTGTTAGCTGCCTTAAGTGACTGCTTACGTGCCTGTTTTTCAACATTGGCTGTCTGCTGTGCAACTGTTTTACGGTCTTTCCAGAGAGTAAACAGTTCGTCAGCAGCGTCCGCATCATACTGTTGGTCAGCTTGTACAAACAACTGAGTCCTAATTTTAGATGCCTTAATCCACTCAGCAAAGCTATTATCACTCAAGATATCTTGCATGTCTGGGTGCCTAGACTGTAAAGTAGCTAGTGACGACTGCTTTTTGTACTCTGCAGTGTACTGTTCTGCTTCTCTAATCTTAGGATGATTCTCAATAGCACGATTAACAGCGCCTTGAGGATCTGTAAAATAGTCTATATCGTCTTCAGGCTCAACGTATTGTTGAGGTGCTGTTGTCGTTATACTCTGACTAATATAGTCATCAACGACTTTACGAAGCTCGCCTACTTCAGAAGACTGACGACCCAAAAGCTTTTCAGCTTCTTGGTGCATCTGTACAACTTCTTCTAGAGATTTATTTTGGTACTTCTCTGGTAGGTTTTGTTCTTCTTGAGGTTGCTCAACTTCTTCTTGTTGAATCTCGTCTGCTTCGTTTTCAATGGTGTCCACGTTTTCCTCTTCAGGTTGTGGATCAAGCATTTGCGCTCGTGACATAATTAAACTCCGTGATTATAATCATTGTGGAGACTTCTTTCTACCTGCTTTTTCGTGTTCTCGTACCCATTTCATGTGCTGACCGGGGAAGTCCCCAGTAGAACCATCAAGGTGAAAAGACGGGGCAGATACCATTTTAGTAGCGTTAGCGCCACAACCGCACCTACTGGTTGTAACGCCGGACTCTACCATTTCTTCAAAGACATGTCCGTTAGTACAACGGAAGTCATAAATTTTAAACATCAACAGGACCTTCTTCTTCTACTTCAGCTTGCTCCCTAGCAGCTTCAATAGTGGCCTGTAAATTAATTACTGTTGCAAAAGCAGCTACTTGACCTTTACGATAAAATAAATCTTCTACGTCTTTTACAGTCTGTATATCTGCTAATTGAGTAGCGTTTGTGGAAATTTCTTGCAAGAGTTGTTTGAAACCTTCGTGATTGAAGAGTTCGTTGTAGTTGTCGAAGTAGGTTTCAAGCTCAGGAGTCATGGTTTCCTCTAATGTTGTTAACTATAGTTTTATTATATCATACTTTTTAACAGTTGTCAAGCTTTTCTTGTAGACTTTCTACGTCTACCTGAGGCTGTAACTGCGTGTTTGATTGCTTTGGGGCCAGTCTTACGACGTGCAGAAGAAGCCTTTTCAGCTTTTGTCATCTTAGCTGCTACAGCTTTAGGCCGACAAGAAGGGTAGGGACGTTTGCTGTTCTTAGCGGACTTACGCCCGCAAGATTTACCAGTTTTTACGTCAACCCATTCTTCATCAAACCACTTGGTTAAGCCTTTCTTGGGACGACTAGCTCCTCCTGTCTGGCGTTTTCTAGGCATACGTACCACCACGTTTTTTATAGGTTTTTACTATCCAAGCAGAGGCGTAAGCACTGGGAAATACATCAAACTTACGTTTAGCTTCAGATTTTACCCTTGAGTAAAGCGCTTTGTTCTTTACATTCTTAGGTATAGTACTTTTTGCCATGACTATTTACCTTTAGGCTTTTTTACTTTTTTCTTTTTTCCGCCGTATGCGTTACCGTATCCCATAACTATCTCCTCACTTTTTGTGAACTTTCTGAACTTCAAAATTAGCTGACTTAGAGGCACCTTTGTGTGGTTTATAGCCTCCTGTAGGGTCTTTCATTAACTTAAAAGAACTACCACTTTTCATCCAGTGGTAACCTTTGGGTGCGTTGACTTTCATAGTATCACCATTTTTTACATGACCAGTATCTAGCTGTCAGCTTACTGGGCGGGTTTGTGTCACACTTGTGACGTGCTCTAAACGACTTCCGTCGCGCAGGCTGGTCTTTCTTAATAGTCATCTTAGCGTCACCAAAACGTATGGTCTTGGTTTTGTCACCTTCTTTGGCTACTACTACAAACTTCTTAGTCGGGTGACTAGGCGTCCGTTTTGGTTTGTTGTACCCGCTTACGCCCGCTCGTGCTAGTTTTGGGTCCTTGGACTTTGGCATTAGACAACTCCTCCACCTTGGCTTCCAACTCCGCTATTCGGTTCCAGTGGACTTGAAACTCTTGGTTGACTTGTTGGAGCAGGGCTTTCAGTTCGTGGTTGGTTAACATTATTTTTACCTTGTATTTGCTTTTCTTTAAGGAGAGTATCAGCCACTTTCATGCGACGTTCAAACTCTTTGTCTTCTGCGTTGCCTTCTTTAAGGTTTCGGGTAATAGCGTTGATCTTGTCAATCTCAAGTTCCTGAGGCACTGCCTGAGCTTCTGCAGCCAACTTAGCAGCCCTAGCTTGTGATTCCTGAGCTTGAGCAGACAACGCTGCTGTTTGTGACTGCTGGAATTGCATTTGTGCTTGTTGTGCGGCCATAGCCATTTGTTGTTGCTGTGGATTAGGCTGTGAAGCTTGCGCCAATGCTGCCAGAAGTTCTTCACGGTTAGACAAGTTCATGTTGTCTACAACAGACTGAATAAGCGTATTATACAATGGTGAGTCTTTACCCATAGTTTGCAACAACTGTACAAGCTGAGTAACTTCATACTCTCTGGCAATGATGCCTAAAGTACTGCTTGCGTTAAACTTATAATCAGCTACAGGGTATGACTCAGGGTCAAACTGCATGTACCGATAAGCTGCTTTTTTAACAAACGGAATTAAAAAGGACTGCTGGAAGTTAATTAGTGTACGCTTGTGGCGTTTAATAATAGCGCCAAGAGACATACTAATACCAGCGGCAGTACTCTCGCCATTAACTTGACCTGCAATTCCTGCTGAGTCCACTGCTCCTGTTGCTTGCTGTACCATCTGCTGCAGTGCTCCGGCTTGAGCAAAAGTAATTTGACTAACTTGACCAAAGTTGAACGGTTGAAGTACTTCACGAGGATCTCCATTGGTTAGAATCATCTTACCGGGACGCACCTCTGGTTTTGCGCCTCGTGGTAGACGAGTAGCATCAATAGCCATCATTGGGTGTATAGTAAGGCTTAATGCATCAATACGAGCACGTAGCTCTGTGTCAAGTGCTTTTTGACTGTTGTAACCTTTTTCGCAGACTCCACGACCCCAAAAGCGTCCGGGTACTACGTCCCAAGGAAATGCAACTACAGGACGATCCTCCATCATGTAAGGGTTGGCTTCGGCTTTTAAAAGTATACCGCCGTTAGCAATTACTACAACGGCTTCTACGTAACGTGAGTTAGACTCTTCTTCTGGTACTGCTTCTTCGTCTTCTTCGCTTAAAGCCGAATCTAGAAGCTCTCGTGGCACTAAACCATAGTACTTCGTAAGTCGTACTTTGTCGTCGTTGTAAATAGTAATGTCTTGGTCAGGCTCTAAGTCCGTATCAGGAGCGGCCATACCTACGTATACGTCACGGTACACGCCCTGCTCTTGTAGCTGCTCTACTTGATGCCTGCTAACAAACTCATCAATAGCTACACCCAGAGCGTCTTCTACAGATGTAGCTACAGGGTCAATTAAAAAGTTTTGAGGCAGTACAGGTTTAAGTTTTACCTTGACACGGTCTGTAACACTTACTCCTACTGCTTGTAAATCCCCGTCCATAATTGGTTGAGTAGCAGGGGCCATTTCTTTCATTTCTTCAATGACAATTTCACCAACACCTGTACCAAACACCGCAGCATTAATGAGACACTCTGCTACGGCCTTACGTACCATGCAGTTTTCAAAGTCTTCAGTTAATTTGTTACGTAAAAATTGTACGTCTTGTTTTTGAGTATCACCAAAGTTATCGCTTACGTCAAACCACTTTCCACGTCCAAAGGTGGCTTCTTCTAACTCCGCTACATTAGACTCAACTGCCTGTTGAAGTGCAGGAGAAATAATACGGGAACGCTCAGACCTACGCTCACTGTCAGAAGGGTCCCATATGCCACGCCATAGTCTATAATATTCTTCAAATCTTGCTTCATAATTACTTTCGTAGTAGTCCCTCCAGTCTTCACATTTAGTTATGACCCAGTCTTCAATAGTTTGCTCAACCATAAGTGGGTCTTGTTCATATAAGTCAGTCATGGCTTTACTCCAAAGCGTCTATAAATGTTTTTGCCGCCTTTGCTTTACTAGCCAAGGGGTTAAAGGTTTCAAGAGCAGTTCCCTTTTTGTAACCGCCTTTGGCATAATCAATAGCTTCTTTTTTAGAAGGCATAGTCAAAAAATTGTTTGTTTTAAAAGCGTTTGCCATTGCTTCTTCGTTGGATTCAAAACGACGCAAAGTTTTTCCATCATATTGAATTGTAGGAAACACAAACCAGTTTCCATTTTCATCTACTTCTGCTGCCATTTCATGCGTAGAAACAGACCCGTCTTTGTTTTTAAGGTAGGGATATTTTTGAGGATTAAGAATCCTGTCAATAAACTCTGGCTCTTTCTTTTTTGCCATATTAGTATCCTGCTACCACGTCTAAAATTTCATGGTCTTCTATTTCGTAGTCGTAGTCGTACGCTACATTTGCTAATTGGTCGATGTACGCCAAAGCGTCAACCAAGTCATCATGGGTTAACGGATCAGGAAACTGAAAGAGTTGGTCTAGGAATTTAGAGTTCCACTCTCCTTTGTTCAGCGTAATGTACCCATTTTCAAAACGCCCTTGTAGCGCCCACATTACCCTGTCTGTTTTCTTTTTGTTGCCGTGGGTCAGTTCTTCTACTCTAAAAAACATACCATAGCGTTTTTGCATGTCCATCAAAGGAGACATTACAGCTTGTTTAGCAATACCTCTTTCGATTCCAACCGACACGGGACGGTAATCTCTAACGGCCTGAAATATCTTAGCTGCTGTTTCGTCAAGTGACCATCGACCGTGTATGATATTGTCAACAAACCAACCATGCTCATTGACCTTAACCACGGCAATCGCTGTGTCGTCAAGCTTGGAGTTCTTAGTTTTTTTCTTGTTGACTTCCTCAAAGCCTGCCAAGTCAACAGCAATGTAGTAATCTCCTATTTCAGGTTTGTCTTTACTAAAGCGTACCCAGTCTTCCTTAAACATCTCTGACCCACGGGCTTCAAACGACGCCATAAACTCTTGACGAAACGCATAAGAAGACATAGACTTTTTAGCAATATCAATTTCAGACGGGTCCAATAATGGATTGTCATAAGAAGTAAAGTGCCAAGCTTTGTACGTTTCATCATTGTCTAGTTCCGCATACTTGTACAATTCATAAAAATGATTTCTTCCCATAGGTGTTCCTATGAACATTGCACATCCTTTTTGGTCAGCCAAGGCGGGTCTCAAGATTTGTTCAAAAACCTCTGGCTTCATGTCAGCATACTCGTCCATTACTAGGAACTTGAGGCTGACACCTCGCATGGTTTCTGGTCTATCGGCTCCCTTGAGACTAATAGTGGCTCCATTAACAAGCTTAATTTGAAGATTATTAACATGACTACCACTGATAACTTCATGCCCAAGATCGAGAAGGGTGGTCCACATGATGTCTCTGGCTTGTCCCTGAGTAGGTGCGACGTAAAATACATGGCCTCTGTCCGCCTGAAGTGCGTTAACGATTAACATCCACGCTGCTAACCTAGACTTACCTGTACGTCGCCCAGCAGCTACTATTTTAAATCTTGTGTTGTCTGCCCAGACATCTTGCTGCCAAGGCAGTAGTTCAATATTAAGATCCATTGAAGTTTACAAATGCTGGTGCTTGTTCTACAAGTTTAAAGGTAAATGCTATTTCAATATCACCTGATGAAGAAGCTTGAGCTTTAACTGTATCTCCATTATGCAAAACAAAAATAGGAGCTTCTGATTGACCACCTAGTATTTCTTTGTTTCCACCGCCTATAGACGTACCGTCAAAGAAGTACATCTGGTCTACGCCACCTGTTTCCCACCAAAGGTCTACGCTATTTGTACTACCACCGTGGTTAGCCACATAGATGTAATTAATGTACACCACGTATCCATTAGGGATAGTAAAGACAGAAGTCTCGTCAGTGTTTGTTATCGTTATGTGTTTTGTATAGTACATTAATAAACCCACATAACTGGTGTAGTGCCACGGGTGTCCACATGGACAAAGTCAGAAGCAACGCCTATGCCTGTGAATCCTAACTTAAGAGCAGAGTTAACAAGATTAAGGCGATCAGCGGCATTTGTTATTTTTATGTCTGCCGCTATGCCTTGGGCGTGTGTTCCGGGAACATCTTTCTTTCGCTCTATTGGATGTAGTGTCGGGTGTCTATATCCACTAGTAATGACGAAAGGAAATCCACAGTACGCCCTTAACTCGTCTAACTTTTGTAAGAACTCTTGTTCCATGTTGTTAGTGCCGGAGACTTGACAATCAAACTCTTCTCTTTTGAAGTGCTTAAGACTCATCTACTACTTCTCCTTCTATAATCTCTGGAGTAGTTACTTCAGCAGTACCAACACCACTAATGTTGATCTGAATAGCATTCCTACCGTTGTCCTTTACTACGTCTTTTTCAAAAGCACCCACTGGGAGTATACGGTCCATCACAAGTTTCCAAGCAGCAGCCTGATTTTTATGGTCGTTGTCTAAAGCAGCATCAAAAATAGTCTCTAGTACCTTACGTGACTTAGGACTGGCCAGCATCCTAGCCTTGTACTCATTAATTATCGCTGCGTCACCCTTGGGTCGGCCCACTACACCCTTGTTTCCGGGCTTTACAGCGGCTACTTCTGACTTCCGGGGTCTGCCACGACCTCTTTTTTTAACAACGTCGGTCATAACATAAATTATCCCTGATTACAACAATAGTATACCATAAGTTAACACGAAAGTCAAGCTATTTTAGAGGTAAAAGCAGTAGAAGTACAAACACAAGTAAAATCAACGGGTTACACGGGTTTAATTTACGGGTAATTTTCCTAATTTTGACCTATTTTGTGTCTAGGTGGCTACTACAAAAGTACAACAGATGTCAACCCCTCCCCCGCCCCATGTTTAAACCTAGGTTTGACACGGGTTGCCGCTTATGTTAGCCCCAAGAGTTGGCATGGTTCTTGCATGGG